GCGCCCGCGCATCGGGCAGCACAGCGGGAGTGGGGGAAGAGGTCATGCTGCTTCTCCCGCGCACCAAGTGCCGCACTCGGCATCGTATTCTTGATCTGGATCGAGCAACCGCAGCAAGGGTTGGCGCTCTACGTCACTCGCCATCGTCTCGTAGGACCGGCCGCGCTCGAAGCGGTTGCCCCTCGCCTCCCGCTCAATCCACCACTCTGCCCGGCTAGGTTTGTCGCGGATGATGCGTTGAAGGATGCGCGATCCCTTCATGAAGCAGAGGTCGCAGTTGCCCTCGTAGGGCTGCAACCCGAGATCAAAGTCCTGCTCAGACCAGAAATCCATCACGTCGTCACGTGTGGCACCAGCGCTATGCAGCGGCATCGCCGACTTCCAGCGGTGACCGCCGTTATCATTCTCAGCCAGCTTGTTGCGGACCCGCCGACCTTCATCAGCCCGCAGGCCAATGACGTTGACCCAGCGTTCCCAGCCGAGTGAACGACAGAACGCCTTGATCGGCTCGACCTTCAACTCGCGGCTGCAAAACCGCTGCAATGGGTTCGGCAGCCGACCGCGAAGCTCAATCAGCCCCTCAAACGGCGCGCCGGTGCGGTCTGCCGTCTCGAACGTCACTTCCTCAAAACGTTGCGGCATCGGCCGCCATTCGAGCCAATGGATCGGCACGCCCCAGCGAACCTGGCACTCATGAACGAACCGCAGCGTCTCCTCGCGCTCCTTGCCGGTGTTGGCAAAGGCGACATGTATATCCGGCGGGAATGCACCGCCATTGGCGTCCAGCATCATCTTGAGCATGTAGGCTGACGTGCGCCCACCCGAGAAGCTGACCAGCGCCGGGCCTTCGATCAAATACGGATTATCCACGGTCAGCGCCCTTCTGCGTCGAAGGGTGGGCGGCGAAATAGGCCGCGGTGTCGCCTTCCGGATCAGGCTGGCCGTGCTCGGCATAATAGAACCGCACCATCTGCCGCAGCGACGGCTCTGGCCCAGCTTCGACGCTTGCAATCTGCGGCCGCTGGTCCTCCCACCCCGCCATCGGTGCGGGGCTATGGGTGGCGAGGGCGGCGGCAACGTATTTTGCCTCGTCAATCCAGCCGATGTGATCGCGCTCGATCATGTTGGCACGGACATCTGGCGGCGTGCCGATCAGCCCCTTCCCGACGCTTTCGATCATGCTGTCGATCTGTTTTGCGGCAAGCGCGCGTGCGATCAATGTGACTAGACCCGCCTCCCGCAGACCCTCCGCAACCGGGCGGGGATCGGAGTGGGCGATGCGGTGGCGGGCGAACTGTTGAACAAGGCCGCTGTCGTCGCATTCGCCATCCAGTACGCGACGGAATGCAAAGCCCATGTAGGGTGCCGCAATGTCGCGATCCGCCTGGATCACCGCCACCACCTCGTTGCTTGCGGCGGTCACTTCGACACCGCCCAAACGACAATGCCGACGATCATCACGGCAAGCGCAACAAACTCGCGCCAGCCGACACGATACTCCGGAACAGGCTCCAGCGGGATAAGTTCGCCCATCGATTCCTTCTGCCACTGCGAAAGGTTGGGCTTGTAGAGGGCATCATAGCCCGTCTTCTTGACGCCGAAGCTGGCGCGCTTTGTGATACGTGGCTCCATCAGATTAGCTCCTGTCGAATTGCATCGAGCGCGCGACGTGCTGCGCGGTACTCGACGTCGAATGTGGTCGAATGGTGGGCGAAAGCGTACTCAGGCTTCAGCCCGAGCCGCGCCTGTGCATCATGGACGGAACGCATGATGTCGGCGTTGGTGGGGATGTCGAGGGTCATGCTGTGTCTCCGCGGGCGGCTAGCATGGCGTCGGCAAGCTGATAGACCAGCATAGCAACATTTTCATGCGGCTTTCCGGGAGGGTTGGTTTCCAACACAGCCGCAATGGTGGCGTTTATAGCTTGACCCGCGAACCAGTCACGGAGGGTCATGCCTTCCTCATACACTTTCTCGCCAATAATTTGCGGGAATACCGAGGGGTTCTCGGCAGCAATCACAACCCCGCACCCCACACAGGCGCCGCACGAAACGCATCAGCTTCGCCCCGCTGCACATCGCCGGTGCCGCGCAGTGCGCTGCCGTACTTGGCGAACGCACCGGTCGCGCGCAGCGCTGCCATGTTGCGCTTGTGGTCGGCGATCAGCTCGGCGGTTTGGGCTGCGGTGAGAAGGTGGGGCATTGCGTGTCTCCTTGTTGAGGTCCTTTGTAGGCGCATATATTGCGGCCTGTCAACGCATGATGTGCACTTTTTTGTTGACGCACGCCGATTGATGGGCGCATATGATGCGCATGGCTGACAAACACCCTCACGCTTCGGCACTAGACGCGATCGGCAAAGCGGCGATCTGCACCCACTACAACCTAAGCCCACGCGGCTGGCAGAACTGGCGCAAGAACGGTGTGCCTAAGATCTACTGGCATAGCCTGGATCTATTGGCTCGCACCAAGGGCAAGCGTCAGCCGCGGTTTCATGATCTGGAAAAGGAATTGATGGCATGACCCTAATCGACACCCTGCTAACCATCCTCGCCTTCATGGCCGGATGCCTGCTGATCGGGTTCATGTACCTGCTCAGCGTGCCTTGGGAGGATGAGGTATGACGCATACACCTGGACCGTGGTTTCCAAAGATCGAATCTTTTCGCTCGTACGTCATGTACCATGATGCTGAATTTAGCCGTGATATGCCAGTAACTAGTTTCGATCTTCCTTCGCTTGAAGCCAATCTTCAACTTATGTCCGCCGCCCCGGAGCTTTTGGAGGCGTTGCAGAACCTGCTTGCTGTTCACGATGGCGAGGGCGGTACTCGTTACCATGCAGGCGATATAGCCCGCGCCGCCATCGCCAAAGCTACCGGAGCCTAAACCAAAACATAAACAGGAGAGAATGCCATGATCGTCTACATCATCGCCGGCCTCGTACTCATTGCTGGCCTGTACTTCCTGTATGCAAACACCGTCGAGGGCTGGGAAGACAGCGATGGCTTTCACCCCGGCCGCAACCCCAACGAGGACAAGTAACATGTATCCCCCGCAATATCTGATTGACGAACTCGTCATGGAGCAAAGCGCGGAATCCGCCATGCTCGAACTGAAGGACATGGGCTATACGATCAACGTGCATCCACTGCACAAGCGTATCAGCCAACTGATCTACGCCGGTATCCGCAAGCCCATCAGCCACTCCACGCGCGCCGCTGGAGCCATGTTGTGCGTCGATGTCCAGGCGGGCGCCTCGCTGGAGGGCTGTGAGCGCTTGCTGGAGGCGCAGATCCGCGCCGGGCAGGTCATGCCCGTGCCTATGGCGGCGTGGGAAGCGCGGCATGGGGTGGCGGCGTGAAGCGCTACGAATTTAGCTTCGGTCCTTCCGCTGGTCCGGCGCGCCCTGCTGTTGGTGGATTTCCCTATCCGGGGCGCACGGTCGAAGAGCTGGACATCCAGATCGAAGATCGATGGGAAAACTGCCTGCTGTCTGAGCGTGGACGCGGCAAGATGAATTGGGGAGGCTGGTGATGGCGCAGTGGCAACCTATTGAGACGGCGCCGATCGATGGCGCATTCCTTGGTCTTTGTGCTCATGGAGGGCCTAAAGGTTACGGCGTAATCGTTGGGGTTAAATACGACATTACCTCCAAAGGGGGAGATTGGGTGCTTGACGAATGGTCGGGAAGATCATCTCGGTGCACCCACTGGATGCCCCTCCCCGAGGCACCGCTATGATAACCACCAACTACCCCGACGAAGCCGTATCGGCATATCTAGCATCACAGCGTGTCAGGAATGCGCGCGTGGTGCGGGAGTGCCTGAAGGCTGTGGCCGGTGAGACGAAGGATCCGCGGTTGATGACGGCGTTGCTGGTTGTGGCTGGGGCGGAGGATCTGGTGTTGGACAAGATCATGCGGGGGTTGAAGTGATGACAAAGCATTCGCTCGATCTTTGGGCAAAAGAAGAATGGCTCCGTAATGCCGGTTGGATTCAGTCGCCTGACAAAACGTGGGGTTATCCAAACTCAACGTGCCGCTCGCTTGGTAGCGAAGCGGCCTACCACCTCGGCCAAATCCTTGCCGAGTTAGATGCTAGCGAGGATCTGGTATGAGCGCGTGGGAAGCGCCTGGCGCATCTGACGAATGGTATACGCCGCCTGCCGTGTTTGAGGCGTTAGAGTGCTGGTTCGACATGGATGTTTGTCCTGCCCGACATGCCAAAGGTCATGTGCCTACGTCCATGAACCTTCAAGGCGATGGCTTGGCCGAACCTTGGGCGGGCTTTGTCTGGGGCAATTTTCCGTTTGGCGGGCGCAACGGCCTCGAACCTTGGCTCGATCGGTTTATGGAACACGGCAACGGAATTGCTTTGGTGCCTGACCGAACGAGCGCGCCGTGGTTTTGGAAGGCATTCGCCCAGTCTGACGCCGTTCTGTTTACACGCAAAATCCGCTTCCTACGCCCTGACGGCAGCGAAGGTAAGTCACCATCATGTGGCACGGCCCTCATGGCACGCGGAGAAATTGGTTTTGCCGCTATACAGCGGGCCGCGGCAAAAAGGTTCGGCATCATGGCATTGCCATTCCCGGCCTAACACCCCCACACATCGCTTAGGCTCCGGGTGGTTCCTAAAGATCCTGCCTCATAGGCCAAAGCCTCTTAACCTCATCTTCTATCGTCACACGAAGCGGCGCCGGTATTTTTGCCAGCGCCGCTATTCTTTCGTACTTGTCGTCCATTAGCACGATCTCACGCGCGCCTTCGAAGATGAAGAAGCGCGACCAGCTCAGGACGGCTGAGGGGATCTTGTCTGCGGGTAGGATGCCCGTCAGGTATTGGTGGAGCCACCAGGTTACAGGGCGGATTTCAGCCAACGTCTAGGCCCTGACTAAGCCACGTCTCAAACGCTCCCCAAGCTCCCACAGCCCCCAACGCAACGCATGCAAATGCCCCGGCATCCTGCGCAGCCTGAAGGTACTCCAGTTGGCCTTCCTCCCAATGGGACTGCGTGTGGTCGGCGCGTTTAATCTCACACACGAAAGAGGGTGAGGCTGGGATCACCACATCGGATGCCCCCACCGCCATGCCCTCAGCCTTGTGCTTGACGACGGTTGAGAATTGCCCGCCCTGCTTCATGCCCTCGTTCCGCGGGTGCAGCACCAGCCGCCCCCAGGTGTCGGGATGCTCGCGGCGGATACGGTTGATGATCGAGGTTTGCTCGATATGCTCCAGGAAGCATTTGCCGCGAAACGACTGGTCGCCGTAGACGGGCAGCCATGGGGGAAACTTCATGCGACCTTCTCTGCAATAGAAATTAATAAATCACGAAAGGCTATAGGCGTGTGAATACGCGGACTGGAATCAGTACCGCCGCCTTTGCTTCCAACTTCTCCAAGCCGCTTTGCCCGAGCAAGTCCCATGCGTTCAATTACGGCAGGATCCAACCGTGGTTCGCCAATACCCCAGTCGAGATCGGGGAGTTCACTCGGATGTACGCCGTAGACGACGAGCAGCGTAGGTTTGCGTGCATAGTGACCATATCGCCCTTGTTCGACGCAACAGGTCCAGCCGCCATCAAACAGACCAGAACTGATCCAGCCACCTTCACGTGGTGGTACAGCGATGCCAAAATGCGGCCAAGCATGGCTGCCCCAAGGATGCTCAATCACTCCGCCAAACCTAGACGCGACACGGTGCGAGTGAGCGAAGCAGCCGTTGTCGTCCCCCAGTTTCTTCCTGACGCCGGTACGTTTTACTGTCAGCGGCTGCCCGAACCACATCTTGCCCCAGCGTGGGCACGGCGTGTGGCTGATGACCGGGTGCGGCCCTTCGTAGCGACGAGCATCGCGCTTCTCGTCCCATGGGTCGATGCCGGGAATGCCGAAATAAGCGCCATCTGTTTCGACGTAGAGTGCTGCAATCATGCCGCCATCTCCTGTACGGTATCGGCCGGCTCGTTGAACGCCAGCACCCGGAAAAACCCGTTCATTTCCTTGACGTAGCTAATTGTCTCGGGCTGTCCGTGGCGTGTCGCCTCGTCAAAGCGTTGCCAGTCCCTTTGGGCTTTTGCAAAGGTGGATTCGGGCTGGTGGAAGGTCGCGAACCGCCGATACGGTGTCACCCAATCCGCACGCACCACCGGGTTGCCCCGTTGAGAGACAGAGTCTTTCCTAGACACAGAAAGCACGACATCAGTTTGCGGAGCATACGGATCCTTCTTCAGCGCTTCGAATTGCAGGATCAGACGATCGTTCGGGTTGATGATCTCTGCCTTGCAGGACCGGCAGAAGCGCGCGGCAATGTCGTTTTTCTCGCCGCATGCTTCGCACTCCTTCGAGGTCCAGTAATAGCCGCAGCGTTCATACTCTGGCCCCATCTTGACCAAGCCGTTGCAGCGCCGGCCGAAGTGTCCCGGCATAGGACCATATTCAGTTTCCACCCGCGCACCCCACACGTCGAGGCAGTAGCCGTGCTTGTCGAGTTTGTAAGCTTGCCCGTCAGGCGTGGCAGTAAAATTGTTGGCGTAGCCACAAGACGGGCATTCCGCTTCAATACCTTCGCCACCTTCAGCGGCTTTGCCGGCCTTGATGGTGGGTTTGTAGATGTCGCCATCGGGGAAATGCCGCTCAACGTTGCCGGCATAGTCCAGCCACAGTGCGTCCGTTTTGCCCTCAAACAGCCGCCATGCTCGCCCAAGGATCTGGGTTAGGAGCGTGGGCGACTCAGTGTAGCGCAACACGGCAATAATCTCGGTCCACGGGGCGTCAAAACCGGTGGTGAGTTTCCCGACCGAGACGATATAACGGATGCGATGCGCTTTGTAATCAGCAACCGCCTTCTTCTCTGCATCTTTGCCTATATCATCCGTCACCAGCACGGAGTTGCCCGGCGGCAGGCTGGCCGCGATCTCATGCGCGTGCGCCACAGTGGCGGCAAAAAGCATCACACCACCCTTCCTGTGTTGAGCCTGCGCCACGACATCCGCCACCACATGCGCGGTCTGGCGTCCGTGGCCTACGAAAGCGCGCTCTACCGTCGAGGCGTCCAGATGGCCGTTAGGCAGCAAGACAACCCCGGAGGTATCGTAAGCATCAGTGTTGATCGCGCCGACGACCATGGGCGTGATGTAGCCTGCATCCAGCATCTCGCGGGCGGATACCTGATACACGCAGCGCGTGAAGTACGGGTCGCGCGTCAGGTCGTCGCCGTTGACCTTGCCGCTAGGGTGCTGACGGAAGATGTAGCCGCGTCCTAGGACATAGGGCGTGCCGGTCAGGCCTAGAACGCGTAGGTTAGGGTTTCCCACCCGCATAGCGTCGATGATGGCGCGTATAGTGGGCGTCATGCCGTGGCATTCATCCACGACTACGGCGCAATAACTGCCATCTGAGAAGCGGCTGATGGCGTTCTTGACGGTGCCGGGGGTGGCAAAGACGATGTTATGCCGCGTAGATTTGGCGCCCGCACTGGCAGAAAAAATGGACGACTTATGCCCGGTCAGGTCCATCTTTTCCTTGTTCTGGTGCACCAGCTTGGCATTCGGCGCGAGGCACAGGATACGCTTGCCGCCGCTGATGGCGTGTAGCCGGTCAGCGATGTGTGCGATCATGTGGCTCTTACCGGCCGCGGGCGCTGCGTCGATCAGGCACGGACTGGTGGTGGTGCGCATGTAGTCCAGGGCGGCGTTGCAGGCTGCTTGTTGGTAGGGCCGGAGTGTCATTTAAGCCCCCAATAGCTCGACGGCTTCCCCGTCCACTTCGACAGATCTGCGTCAGGGCACAACTCCTTGATCGCCTTGCCGTATGACATGGAGCCAGCGCGGGTGGTCAGCGTCAGCTTGCGGCCACCAAACACCGCATTCCGCTCACCCGCGAGTGCCACCATCTCCGCCAGCAGATCCTTCTTCCTTTCGGTCGCAAGGTCGATGGCTTCAGATAGCTGGTCGTATTCGGCCACCATGAGGGCGGCGGCGGGGGTGTCGATGGTTACGCGCAATGGCTGAAGGTGATCTGGATTGTCTAGTTCATCGCTGAACTCAGCCCAAAACTGCTTCAGCCGCGGCAAGTTTGACGCAAGCCATTCCTCATCGCGGTGGATCAGCTTGTTGCTGTAACCATGTAGGGTCCACTGGAAGAACCAGCAAGCCGGATAGTTCGTGACGAATAGCTGCACCTGAATCTGCGCCATGTAATGCGGCAGATCGACAGGCTGGATAAATGCTGGCGTCGGATCGTTGCGCAAGAAGTATGGACACTTTACCTCGATAAGCTTGCCGTCGCTGACATAACCGTCCGGGCTAGCGCCAAGCCAATCCTCGAACGGCACGAAAGGCGCGGGCGTTACCAGCTCGCTGGTGACCATCTCGAATTCTGCAATGGCGTGTGATTCCATAGCGGTTCCCCAAGCCACCGGCGGCGGCGCAGGATCGGGAAACTCGCTAGGCGCACCCAAGGCCTCGCGCACCATCGCGCGCATTACTGCATCGCGCGTGGTGAAGGGCGAGATGCCAAGAATACCGCCAACGGAACTTCCGGTGACGCGGCCTTTGCGGGCGGCGAACCATTCGGGGGAGCGTTGTGGGGCGGTCATGCTTGCGGCGCCTCATTCCACTTGGCATCGCGCCAACGAAGGCTGTCGTATTCGTCGTAATACCCCGACCCACCAAGGTCATCCATGTGGTGAAACTTTTCTTCCACCTGCAAGATCATCTTGCCGCGCCAATTGCGACGATAACGCGTCTTACCTGTCAACATATCTCTTCCTCCATCTCTCATCCTCGCGCCGCCCTTTGCTACGGGGCGGCGTCCGGTCAGGGGTGGGTCAATACGGAACATCGTCGTCAAAAGGATCATCAGCAAACGCCGCCGCCTTAGGCT